GTGTTTGTACAGATACATTTCAACCTTTCCACCATCTAGACTTGGGTCTGTTACTTCTATTATGTAAGGACTTTTTGTTAAAATATTACTCATTTCTTTTTGGGTTGTTCTACTGTTTGATTAAATAACGAAATAGCATCTAAACCGTATTTAGTGACTAGTTCACCTGGCAATCTTTTGAATGCTGCTTCAAATGGTTTCGTAAAAAATAAACTTGGTTTAATACCGTTTCTGTATATTGATCTAGCAATTAAGAATTGTAAACTTTTTCTACTTATAAATCTACCTTGCTTATCCTTTGGCGCAATTCCTTTTCTTACTATCCATTTATCCAATTTGCTCGGCGGTGGCATCTTAGTAGTGTATGAATAAGGCGCTCCATATTGTTTAAATTTACCATTAACCCCTTTGTCTTGAAAAGTACCATAGTCTTCCATAGAAAAATACAAGCTAAATGAGTTAGCCATTAGTTTATATTCACCTTTTAGACTGTTATAAAGCTTCTTAGAGCTATTCTTTTTTAGCTTTGTAAGATTTGTTCTACTTTCTTTTATTACGTAGTCCCTAAATCGTTTTAATTCCTTCTCAGTTTCTAACATATTACCATAGAATTCTCACAAATTACATCAAAAGTCATAGTCCAACCTGCTACATTTTCCTCAAACTTATCATAAAAAGGTTCGCAATTTGCTACATTTTCAATTTGATATAAGTCACTGAATAAAGAACCTCTATACATTGACTCATATAACCTATTTAATATTGATAATGTCGTATTCATAACATCATCTTCATTATTATTTCCTGTATATAAAGTAACCGTTTGATCTTTGCTAAAATCTACTAAGTCCATACATATTATTGATATGTTAAACACTAATATTTGCTTATCAAATGTCGAACTATTTACCATTATGTGACATAATGGAAATAAGTTTTGTTTGTTATTTAAAACGCTTGCAAGATCTCCCTTAGTCGTTTGATTAACTAAACTATCATTGTTAACTGAATCATATAATTTTGTCACTATGTCGTAAAATCCACTCATTTTAATCTTTGTTTTTTTAATTGGTTTATTTCAATTCTATTCTTTTGCTTCTCGAAAGTTAAAAAGTTAAGTATGGTAAATAGTTCTGTTCTGAGGACTTCATCAAAGTTTCTAACGTCTCCCTTTGCGACTGCATAAATTGACTGATACCATCCCCATTGTTTGCTGAATTGATTTTCTTCGCTAAAATCATTCGATTGCTCTTGTTCAGTTTCGTCATCTGATTCTCCAAATAGTTGAGTGTAGCTGTTAACAACTCCCTTTCTAAATTCCAAAAAAAAACATGGGAACTTAATGCAACTGATAACGGCGTGTATTTCATGAGGTCGCTAAACTCTTCGACGTTGTTAAATGGAGCTATAAGATATTGACCTTTTTTATTTTTCTCAATTACTGGACGGTATAAAACTGCCATTGCTTTGTGAAAGGTATCGAAATCTTTGAACTGACTTTCTAACTCTATATATTCCTCCCAGGTAATCTTATCAAAGTTTGGTATCATACCCAATTCAAGATCTTTTATTTTAAATGTAGGTTTTAACTTTGGTATCTCAGAAAACAATTTATTAAAATGGTTAACTAGGTCCACCATATCATTGAATGCAATTTTAACAACTTCTTTTAATTCAATTCCACAAAATATTTGTATCATTTTTTGGGCCGTAAACTCATCGTCATTTGAGTTCTTAGATACTTCCATAAACTTTTGATAATGCATCAATGGAATTTCATCTAAACTTGTTGGTATTGTAAGTTCTATTTTCATATTAATATATTGAGTAATTACCTTTATTTGGATTGCTTAATTGATAGCTTACTGCATATCTTAACGCATCTAAAGCGTGATTGTATTTATCAATTGGAGTTTGTGATTTTCGTTCTAACCAACAATAGTTATTAAATTCTTTAATTAGATCAATACTATTTTCTTCTATTATCAATTCGTAATCTCTAAGCATCTCAATACCTTCTGTAATCTTATGCTTAACACAAGGTACTACATTGTTACCTTGGTGCTTTAATTCAGCTATTAAACGAGGCTCTGCATTGTCACCAATAATTAACCCACCTTTAGAAAAATGATTGTTTAAACGTGCTAGTTCTGTAGTTACTAATTGTGTTTGATAAATATGTAACTTAACATAAATAAGTTTCTTTGATTTATCAATTGACGTTTCAACTAATGTAGTTGGATCGTTTGAAAATCCGTAATCTTGACCGAATACCGAACCATTATCATTGTTAAATTCACCTATTCGCCAATTGTTATAAATTACACCTTCTGCTTTGTCAAGCCACCCACCTAAAATAGTATGTTTATATTTCTCGGGTCTTCTTTCTTTAATATCATTTATTTGATTTAAGAAACTTTCAGAAAGGTTTTCTTCATTATCTAAGTAGGTTGTATGAATATACGTTATATCGTTGCTAACTTTATTTGTTCCACCTTCAACTCCTTTATTCTCGAAAAACTTTTGATATATGAAGTGTTCTTTTGTTGCAGGATTTAAAACTAAAATAACTCTATTTTGTTTTTCTTTATGTCGAATCGAATAATCTATTTTATCAAATGTTTCCTCATCTGTTAACTCTTCAGCTTCATCTAATATCCAAGTTGTAACTCCTGATAAAGATTTAAGATTTGCCGTTTGTGTTCCACTAGAAGTTTTAATACCTTTAAATAATATCTTTGATCCTGTGGTTACATTTATTATTTCATCTTTTGTAATGTGAAAGTCTTGATGCCTATCAATAATATCTATCTTTTCTATAAACTCTGGTATGATTGAAACGTGAGCGGATGTTAATGTATATCTAGTGAATAATATAACGTGACCAACCTCGTAAGTAAGTGCTAATAAAAAGCTATTTATTGAAAATGACTTACCACTCCCACGACCTCCCGTTACTACGAAATATCTACTATCAGAAAATAACCCTTCATATTTATTACTTAATTCTAACAATGTCCTTTATATCAAAATTATTAATATTAACATTACTATCAATAGTTTCTTTTGGTTTACCGAATAAATGTTCTGAAATAAATATTTGCCCTCTTTGACTTTCTAATAAAGTATGAACTAATTTTTCTTTTGCTTCAAATTCTTCATCTACTTTATAAAATGTTTTCAAAGCATTTACAAATAAAACATTTACTTTTTCTTCATCCGCTTTACTTTTACGTCCATTACCTGGTATCGCTCCGCCTTTTCCTGCCATCGTTTAAAGTATTGTTTAATCAATTATTATCTAAAACCTTTTTAAGCTCTTTTACCAAATCTCTCCAACAACTTCCACACATTGTCGGTTGTTCATTCTTACTGAATATCCTATTGAATATTTGTATTAATCTGATTTGCTCTAAAGGTGAAATCTCCTCACTTAAAAAGCAATCGTTTAAAAATTCAATTTCATTTAATTCTAATGGTAAATGATTCGCCACTACTAATTTACATTTTTTCTTTGCCATGTTATATCAATTCAAATTCTTTATTTAAATAATCTTCAAAATCTTCACCTATCTCTAATCTAATTTTCTCCTTTGTTTTCTTAATGCTTCTAAAAACAGTTGAAGGTGCTATGTTGTATTTCGATGCTATCTTTCGCATTGATAAACCCTTTTCGAAATAGTTATTCAGTATTATAACGTCGGAGTAGTGTGTTTTGTATTTAACGGCTTCTATTTTAGTATTTATCTTTGTGAACGATTGAAATTCTAGTTCATCTATTTGTTCCGAAACTAATCCTTTAACGTCCTCCAGGTTTACTTTCTGCATCCTGTTATCTATTCTTACCTTGTCAATATAAACAGATCGTAAAGTTAGCCAAATGTAAGCATCTGATATGTCCTTGTTGCTTTTGTTTGTGTATATTTTTAGATACATATCTTGGACCACATCTTCTGAAAGTTCGCTAGCTCCAAATGACTTAGCAATTGACACCCATTTTTTATGATTTTTGGCTAACTTTTCTAGTTGTTTCATATAATCAATGTCATTTGTTTATTGAACATAGCATCAACAACCGTTTCACAACCATATCTTTTAACCGCCAAATCAATAAAATAAGGTTCTTTTCTCACCCTATAATTCGACTTTACCACTGGCAAAGGATCAATTAAAATACCATCTACAAATGTAGCTTTGATATTCCTAAGCTTGCAGTATTGCTCTAATTTCTCTAGTTGTTGCATATCCTCTCGTAAAGATAATAATATTTCTCACATCTGATATTCTCGTAGACTATAATTTCTATCCATTGGAAAATTTCCACTGTCATTTT